TCTGTAAGTTTTGAGAAATCCATTATTGACCTCTACGGCGTTTTAGTTCTTCAAGAGCCAAAGAACGTACATCAGTAGGTTGTGCTTTCACTTCGGGTATTTTAGACAAAGCAGCTTCAAACGGGTCGGTAATATTTGCAACATTTCCGCCAAAATCGCGTGTCAGATTTTGATAGTTTTGACGTTGCGGAGCCAGTTGAGATTGACGCTCTTTTGCAATGTTTTCAGCAATCGTCAAGAGATTTTCTCGTTCGGCAGTTGTCAATGAACCACCCTTGAAAACACGCTGTGCATAAGCCTTAACTTGCTCGGGGATTGAACGATTACCCAAAATCGTTGCCTTGTCACCCTCTTGCACAGCACCAGAAGGATCGTAAATCTTGCCCACGTTATAAATGATCGCACCATCTGCGTTTGCGTTGCCTTGTTGGGCTTGGCTAACAGCAGACTGCAAAGCACGATAACGGTTTGCAACCTCAACCGCGCCACTGTCTTTCAGGACGTTTTCCCACTTGTTCATCACATCCAGAGATGCTTTGGCAACAGCAGTAGGGTCTTTCAAATCCACAGCAACTTTAGGAGCCTTGAGAGCATCTTTGCGATCAATGTAGCCTTGAATCTGTTTGCGATCCATTGCGTTCAAATCGCCAATAGGCTTCATGATTCCAAGAACTTGCATGGCTTCACGAACGTCACCAGCGACTTGTTCTTGTTTCGGAGAACCAGTTGCAACTTGCACCCATTTTCCGTTTTGATTCTCAAACCTTCCTTGTCCCTCTCCCAAAATAATGCCTTCAGGACGTTGAGACTTAGCCAAATCAGCCAGAGTCTTCTCAATGCCAAGTTGCTCAGTCAGAGTCTTAGTTCCTGCCGGACCCAAAACCCTCAGAGCAGGCAATGCGGCTTGCAAATCCAAACCTGCTGGACGCACGTTAGCACCAGGCATCAGATTGCCTTCCTCATCGCGCAAAACCTCTGAAGGCGTTTGACCAATCATGCCCTGTTCAGGACGATAGGAAGACTGCAAGATTCGCTGTGCTTGGGCTTGCTGCTGGCGCATTGCTTGGTCTTCAGCACGTTTTTGCATCATGTCTTGAATCTGGAATTGCGTCAGACGATCTTTGAGAGATTCGTTCATGGCTTGTTTATAAGCCTGCTGACCCATCTGAAGACCCTGCGCGATAGCCAATGCACCACCACCAGGTGTGCGGCTCGGAGCACCCGCCTGGAGAAGTGCCATTGCAGCGTTTTGAAGTCCTTGGGATTGTGCGTAATCTTTTGCTTTACGCAATTCCTCGTCGCCCAAAAGACCACCGTAGTAGGAAGGCGTTTCGCCAAAAATGTCTAGTAGTGCCATGTCAGTCCTTAACCGTAGTTATCACCAGTCAGGAAATTCACACCAGCAGAATTTTGCAAACCGCTAGTCCCCCATCCTGAAGGAGTCATAAATCCACTCAACCAATTAGAAACACCACCATTTGTCAGACGGTTCACACCACTCAACAAATTCACACCAAGCAAACCTGTGCCGAGTCCAGTCGCCAAGGGGTTCGTGTAGTACGGTGTCTGAGTGGTCGTGGTCTTACCCGCAGGGAAACCATACACCTGATTCAGATATTGGTTTAGCTGTTGTTGGGGCAGTTGCTGCCCATAGTTGAAACGATTTATGTCAGCCTGGAGAGCTTGACCCTGATAACCCTCACCCAGTTGACCGGCAGCCAACAAACGCTGAATGTCTCCGTAATCTGCTTGAGCCATCTCTGGAGCCATTGCCGTAGCCGCCTGTTGCCGACCACGTTCTTGAGCGTAGTTCTGATAGGCAAGTTGTCCAGCAGTATCCGTTAGTTTCTGAGCGAATTGACCTGCGGCTTGTTGTTGCAGATTACCCATCGCTCCAGAGCCATAGCGACCTGCTAGAGAGGCTTTAGACCCAATGTCACCTAGAGCACTCTCAAACGACTGACGAGCCGCTTGTGCAGCAGGTTGAAACGCACCCTGAAAGAAAGGATTTCCACCAAGGTAATCGCCTTGAATCGTTCCCAAGGTCTGTTGTTGAGCCTGGGTCAACAAAGGACTACCAGTCGATGCCCTCTGCTGGAGAGCTTGTATTGCTTGATTGGTAGTGGCAGACGGACTTACATAAGTCTGACCTTCGTAGTATTTAGGACCACCACCCTCATATAGACGGCGAGCCTCGGTCAAACCAAAACCCAAATAGGGCTGAATGGTTGGATCAATCTGCGTAGTTTGTGTGGATACTTGATCTGGCATGGCGTTTCCTTTTAGAAAGGACTCCGTGACGGGTCATCCACGGAGCCAATTATACTAGCCAACAACAATATAGGCATATGTTTTGTCAGCCGTGTTGTTTGCATAATGTGTTAAGGTTGCAGTCCCTTTTCCCTTTGCGGTTACATAAACATTTGTAGATGCAGCCGGAGCAACATACTGCATCGTTGCAATCACAGAGGGGGTCGACGGAGTGTCTGGGCTTGTTCTAGTCGCTAACTGTTGAATACTCACAGCCATGTTATCCGTTGCCCACATGATCTCTACATAATCATTTGCGTTGAGTTCGATGTAGTAATTTAGAGCCGCAATCGTGTGCCCATCCACTCCACCGTGGGAATTAGGGACAGAATATCGACTATTCGATGCGGGTATATTAGTTCCGTTTTTCCTAAACCAAATATCAATGTCGTGAATTGAAGTGTCTGTGTTTACCAGTTGAGCGCTAAACTGAAGGTTGTAAATCCCGTAATTCTTAACGGTCATTCGAGAGTTACTCACCACCGATACTCCATTGGAGTAATCAGTCGTGTTAAACGTCATTGCATAGGCAGTGGTCGTGTTTGCCGCAACCTGGTCTGTGGAGTCCTGGAAAGCACCGTAAGGAGCTGAATCCTCATAAGCAGCCTCAGAGTCCGGTACGAGAATAATCACGCTATCCGCGCCGATACGGTAGTCCTGAATCGTTGTAGTCGTGGCGTTTCCCGTTGCCAGAGTGATCGTTCCGGTGTTATTGGTCTTTCCGTCCATGATTCCACGGACAACCTCAGAGATTCCCCTAAGGTCAGCACCAAATACTGGAAGTGTGCGAAACATTATCGAACCCCCTGGGGAACAATGTCCACATCAATCGCTGATGCGTTTTTCCAGTTATTTCCCGTAGGATTTAGTTGGACTCGATGGTAATTCCCCGAACTCCTCAGAGATACCCGATTCTCAGAACTCGCAGAAACAGCGGTTCCATACGTTACCTGTTCGCTCAAGAGAGTACGAGAAGAAACCGCGATGCTCGCAGACCCGTTGTCAACTTGAGGACGCACCAAAGTCATCACAGAACGACCCTGGCCACCCAAGTCTCCAGTGGCGATCCTTCCGGTCAGATTCGATCCGGTGTAGGTCATCACGTTGGTTCCCTTTGTTCCTCCAAGGAAGTATTTACCGCCCATGAACATCAGAGAATCAAGCGAAATCGCCAAGGCATCAATGGACGCGCTCAGAGTATCCAGTTCCTCAAGCGTTGACGAGGATGTAGAACTTTCAGAAATGTAATCAGTCCCAGCATCTGCGTAGGTCCATTTCTTTGTGGCGAAGTTGTAGATAATCAAATGACGATTACCATCCACGCCTTTGTAGTTCCAAATCACCAATTTGCGAACCGGATCAACAGCGGCAGACATTGACGGGAAGTCAAATTCCGATGCGTCATTGAAGAAGAATCGGTCAACCTTCTCCGCACCGATAGGCGTGACTTGTTGCCCATCGCACATATAGAAACCGTCATCACTCAAGAAGAACGAAATCCCCTGATACTGAGCGATAGACCCAGAAGCAATACATCCCTTGTTTCGAGAGATGTTGTCAAACTGGAAGATAAACGGAGTACCGACATAACTCATTCGGTGAATCGCACGATCCAAGAAGATCACGCCAAACTCACCACCTCGTATTCCAACAATCTGACCACCGTCAGGAATGTCCTGGTAATCAGACTGAGTGTTTACGTTTTCAACCCAGTCGGTTTCGTTGTTCAAAGCACTCCAACGCACTCGGTAAGGCTGTTGCGACCCCTCGTTAGTGTTCGCCACCACCACGAAATCACGAACGACTGTGATGTATTTTGCAATCGGCGCAGAATCAGAGAGATTTTTAAAAGCAGTAGACGAGGTCAAATCCCAATACTGAAGACGTTGGGAGTTGTTCGTGGAAATGATCGTTCTACCAAACTGAGTAAAGCGAACCCTGTCCCCTGACTGAGTTGTGTAATCAGTAGAAGACACCTTAATGGTGACGTTTCCAGAGGTTGTCGCAGAAGTCGTGGTCACGGTAAAAGTGTTTGCGTCAACCACAGTCACAGTGAAAGACCCATCCGTAGCGGTTCCACTTGTGAAATCAAGATAAATCGTGTCGCCAGTTTTCAGCTTATGCCCTGAAGACGTCACAGTGAGAGTTGTCGATCCAGTCTGAGAATATGTCCCAGTGAATCGAGAAACATCAGTCAAAACACCCACACCAGAAACGCTGTACATCTTAGACGCGCCAGCAGCAAACAGTTTCGTTGCACCACTGGTGTCTTTTGCCGCATACAAAGTGGTCAGGTCTTCCGCAGCACTTTGAGAAAATGTCGTGGCAGAAGGGAAAGGACCATATCCAATCGCTTGAGAAACGACATTCTTTGCGTCTGTCAAAGCACCAGAGATACCAGGCTGGTCAGGTAGCCATTCAGTCAGTTGAATTCGTTGTGTTGCCATCATTTACCCCTGCAAAAGCCAAACATTGCTGTTTTGAGATTGGCTTGTCCATGTATTCGACCCAGTTCCTTCAGGTGTCCAGGTATTCGTTCCCACAGAGATTTCAGCCCAGTCGTTGTTAGACTCAGAAATCGGAGTCCATGAGTTATCGCTCTCTGAAACGTCTGACCAATTATCCCCCATGCGTCTGCCATCGCAAACCACAGTAGCAAGACAACTCACCGATCCAACACCCGCAAGGATAACCGTCCCGTTTGCGGAAACAGTCGCCAGAGCGTTTATTTCTACCGATGTGTCTCTAACCCTTATCCCCTCGCAAGAAACGCTTGCGGAGGTCGTTATAGACCCAACAGCATCCCTTACACGGATTGCGGCTGCACTTACCGTTGCGCTTGCGGTAATCGAGGCATCACCTGCAAGAAGTAACCCACCATTCGCCGTGACGGTTGCAGAACAAGATATTGAGGCAGCAGCGTCTTTAACGATCTGAGCCGAGGCAGTTACATCAGCCTGTGCCGTGATTGAAGCAGAACCAAATTGAACCCTGGTTGCCGATGCGGTGACGGTGGCTTCACAAGTGATGCTTGCAGATGCTGGTTTGACAATCTGAGCGTCACATGAAACCGATGCTGAGCAGGATACAGAACCCGCTCCGGCGAAGATAACACTAGAACCAGAACTTACGGATGCAGTCGCATTGACCGATCCGTAAGCATCCCACAGCGTGACGGACGTTTCGTATAACTCACTGTCTAACGAAAGCGTCAGGTCATCAAGACTCGCTTTTAAGTTATCAAGAGAGTCAAGTGTCCACGGTGGGAGAAGGTCAGCCATCTCACGCGAGTGTTACGCTTAGTGAGCCAGAGGCGATACGAAACACATCACCAGTTGCAATCGCCTTAGAAGCATCCAAGGCAGTGTGATACAGCAGGTTTCCAGACGTAGAAGCATCACGGATTCCGATGTGCGTCACAGTACCCCAGGAGCCTCCAGCTTGCGGGAATTCCACAGCGGCTGAATTTGTAGACACTCCGTTAGAAGGAGAGCCAAACGTCACCGATTGACGAGCGTAGGAAGTACCAGAAACCTCAGTTCCGGTATCCGCATCAGTCGGGTCACTCGTATAAAGTGCGACATAAACCGTTGTCGGGCTTGTATAGGATGTATTTCTCAGAGTTGCGTTAATCAGCGCATTTTCGAGATAGTTGGACATTTCAGCCATGATTTACCTCAGTGAAACTTTCATTGCGAGAGGGACGCCAGAATACTGACCTTGTTGGTCGGAGATATTCAGCGTTTCGATTGCTCGGTTGTACATAGACCCCCAAGTCTGAATCCTTGCATCGTTCATTATGTAGGGTTCAGCTTCAAGGAGGGAGGCATACAGCAAAGCGTCAGGCGCGTTTGCCATGAAAACATTGCTCGTATTGGAATCACTCAGATAAGTCGGCGCAGCAAAATACAGCAGTTCAAGTGTGTAATTGCTGTCTGGAGTCGGAGCGAGTTCAAACTCCAGAGCCATGATTGTGTAATCAATCGGCTTGCCACTCTCTGTACGGCGAGAGTTCCGAGAGAACGTAGAAGGACTGGAGTAGGTCAAAGGTTGAATCGGATTCGTGTCAACAACAAAATCCCGCACTTCTAGGAAATCAGAAGGCAGTTCAACAGTTGAATCACCTCCGGTCGTGGAAGTGGTCACAGTCTTCAACATCTGACGGATTCGCAACTCACGGCGCAGGCGAATCTCTGCGAAACGAATGAAGTCGGGAATTTGATCTGTGAGGTCAGTCCTTGCCAAGTAATTAGCAATCGCTGTTTTCAAATCTGAATATGTAGAAATCATAGATCATCCCATCCATACTCGTACGTTCCTATGTGTCGGATGTGCATCGACAATTCATGGTCAACGTATGTTGGTATCCCATTATCCCATGCCTTCGCACAAAAATAAATGTCTTCACCAACTAAACCACCTTTTGCCGTTGTCTCAAACCAAAACCAAGGCTTGGGTAAATTGAAAGCCTCTTTTCTGGTTAACACCATTCCAAATCCAACACCGACAATCTGCTCTAGTCCCTCTTTACCCTTTGAGAAAACCTTTACAAGTTGATTCGTCTTCTCATCAGCATCAAGTGCTGTCGGCTCAACAGGCTTTCTTCGAGTCGTTGCGTTCACACCCACAATCGGGACTTCGCGGCTTAACATGATCTGGAGTGAATCCTTCGGAAATCTCATGTCCGAATCAATCCAGAGAATCGCGTCAGCACCGTCAGCTAAAGCAGTCTCAGCGAGTTTTTGGCGTTGGTTGAATATCAGTGTCCCAGGCATTTGATAAATCCGCAGGGAGCCGCCTTTAGAGCATCGCGTGACACCATCAAAGGCACAGAGTTTGGCTAAGTCAAAAGCAAAGCCAGCCATGACGGTATCACGGCAGGGAACACAGATTGCAATATTCATACTTCTCCTGGTCGGGTTCTGAAGAAACGGTTATCTGGATCATTCAAGAAAGCCTTAAAGCCTCGTTGGTCCATAACCGCAAACCCTCGCATTATGCCCTTTTTGTTAAGGTCATCAATGACTACCATTGGGAGAGAAGCAATTTTTGTCAGTTCGCCCCACTTCGCTCGTTCGTCGATAGCGTTGTATTGGGCTTTATTTTGCTCGATGATCTGTGAAACGTCTTGCCTGACTTCTAGGACGTCACTTCCGTCAATCGAGTGAAAGAGTGTTTGTTTACCAGCGTTATCTGCGACAAGTTTCATAAAAAAAGGGGGGTGATTAGCCCCCCATTTAGATTAGGCAACAGCCAAATCAGCAGCGATACCGTGGGCAGCCTCGTTACGGACTTCCAAGGTCAACTCAGCCAGAATCTGAGTCTTCTCGCTGTCGCCAGTCTTAGCCAGTTCGTTCGTGGCGAACGGACGCAGATAAGCAAGAGCAGCGTACTCAGGGTCCAGCACCAGAGCGTCACGGGTACGCATGAAGCGGTTAGGCACGACAGAAACCGTACCGAAATCGCTCATGTACACATCAGCAGCGCCGATGATGGTGGTAGGCTCATTGCCAGGAGCCATGTAACGCTGTGCAGCGATACCAGCGAAAGCAGAAACTGCTTGTTTCTGATATGCGCCAACCATCAGAATCTTGGGGTTGCCACCAGAGGAATAAACCTGCTGAATAACATCCTTCAGGATGGTTTCGGTAAAGCTACGGGCAGTGCCGTCAGTACGGGTCGAAACGCCGATGGTCGTGGGGTCAGCACCGGAAGTGCCCACCGAGCTATTGGTGGTGATCCAAGACAGCAGCGAACCCAACTTGCGAGCGGTAGACGAGTTACCAGCAGAACGGCCTTGGTTAGCCGAAATGATGGTTTCAATGTCGCGCTTGATCTCGGCAGAGGCTTTAGCCAGTTGATAAGCCTTTTCAGACTTGCGACCAGCTTTGTCCACTGCGTCCAAAGTGCCGGAGATTTTGACGGTCTTCTGAACGATCTGTGTATAGTTACCCAGGCGAGTCGTGGGACTCATCGTTGCATCAGTGGCGTCATCACCTTCCACAGCGGCGTTATTGGTCGTGGCAGCAGCCAGCGAGTCAGTTTGCCACTCATGGTAAACGGCGGTTGCCTTGGACTTACCAACCGATGACATGATCGGGGTATCGGTGGGGGAGATGTTATAGATAACATCGGAAAGGTCTTCCCGCTGACCAATAGCGGTATAGGTTTGATAGGTAGCCATTTTTGTTCCTTACAAAAAGCGTTCAAATGCGTTTGCAGCATCACGCACATTTCCTGTACGTTTCAACTGCGCCATAGCTTTTTTACGCTGCTCAGAATCCACATCGCGGCTTTGAGATACACCTGATTTCATTGTTTTAGGAGCCTCAGTAACCTTCTTGGTTACGTTCGGTTTTGCCTTCTGCAATGAGGCGTACTTCATGCCCTGATACAAACTGAGCACAGCGCGAGAATCATATATGTTGGCTAACTCTTGATCTGTCCATCCAATCGACTTAGCGTATTCGCGAATGTCTCGCCGAATTTGATCGCCTTGCTTCGGGTCAGCGTAACCAGGAATCGAGGTAGCTAGTTTAGAGCTTTCCTCTGCAATGTGAGATTTCAAACGCTCGGACTGCTCGGCTTGTTGCTGTTGGGCAATGCGTTGCTGTTCGGCTTTCAAAACCGCCATTTGCTCCTTGCGTTGCTGTTGTTCAGCAACCTTTACGGCATAACCAATGGGGTCAGTCTCTTTAAGAGCTTCCAAGTTTTCACCCTTGGTCTGTTGCTGGAGGAATTGCTCCATCATTTGCAGACGTTGGGCGTATTGATCTCGAAGTTTATTTGCTTCCTCAATCTTCGCACGTTCGGCTTCCACCTCTTTGCGTTGCTCCGAAAGCGTTTGGGTTTTCTTGGTGTAGTCTTGTCCAAGTTGGTAGCCCTCAATAAGCTGTTCAAGAGTCACTTCGCGTTCTTCGCCAGCCGCTTTGACCTTAAAAGTGCTAGGTTTCTCTGTCTCAACTTCTTCATGCTCTACCAACTCATCCTCGACAGCCTCGCCAGCTTCCTCGGAGATTTCCTCAGTTTCGGTTTGCCCAGTGGGTTCCTCTGCTGAATCCATCATTCCAAGAAATGCGTTTGCGGCTCCGTCCACCGTCAGCACACTTCCTTGCGGAGTCGTGTTTTCGCTCATTTCATTCCCAAATTGTCAGCACAAACGGTGTGCCACCGCCTCGTTAGAGGATTTTCCATTTCTTTTGTTCGATTAACTTTGTGTTAGCAATCGACTCAAAATGTGTTAATACTGATTGTATTGCATTTATCTTAACGTATGCAATCTCTCTTTTGTCTTGTTCGTCAGGCTGAGAGTTCAAGATATTGTTAATCTCTGCCTGGCGCAAACGATCCATTTCCTCTTTGAAGAAATCGTCATTGATTAGATTCTTAGCGAGTTGTGGACGATCCAAGGATTCCTCCGACTGCGTTTGTGATATTCGATGGCATGGCTTGAGGCGTCAACTCTGCGCCCATGATCTGGTTAACAATGTCACTAATATTAACAGGAGTCCCCATATACGCACCGCCGTATGTTCTTGGGGTAGCCCATTGAGTGTTTTGCAGTCGGTTAATATTGTCCAAAATTGAGTTCAAATCAATCGGGGTGAAACTCTGGTCATAAACCGGAGACTTCCAATCTGTCGGGACTGGGACAATATCGAATCCAGTCCTTTGAGTTGGTTGGTTCACAGTATTGATGACATTATCAGCAACTCCAACAATACTAGCTACTTTGGCAACGTCTGAGAGCGTTTTTATGACGTCATCAACGGTTGCTCCACCACCTGTGTCGTTATTTGTCGTAACGACATTGGCAATATCAGTCAGAGTGTTTCCGGCAGTGTTATCAGCAGCCAGGTCTTGACCAGTTAATCCGGTTCCCTCGGTTGCCAATGCAATCGAAATATCGTCTAGCGTGTTTGCCGTTCCAGTCTTTAAGTCAGACGCCAAATCTTGACCAGTGATGAGAGAGCCTTCACCAGAAAGTGCTTTTGTAATATCGTCAAGTGTGTTTGCTGTACCAGTTCCTAAATCGGATGCCAGGTCTTGCCCAGACAAAACAGTATCTTGATTCAGAACGTTAACAATGTCTTGTAGAGTGCTTCCGCTGATCGTATCCGCAGACAAATCTTGACCAGACAAAAGAGTGTCGCTTGTCGTGCCAATCGTATCGCTTGTAGTTCCGATAGTGTCGCTTGTCGTGCCAATCGTATCAGTTCCAGTTACGATGTTATCCGCAAGCGTAGTAATAACGTCTTGCAAAGTATTACCGGTGATTGAATCAGCGGCTAAATCCTGACCAGAAACCAGAGTGTCTGCTCCAGTATTCACCAATGTCGTGATGACGTCCTGAAGCGTATTTCCAGTGATGGAATCGGCAGCTAGGTCTTGACCGGACACCAAAGTATCCATTGCGATGTTGTTCACCAGGTTGGTGATGACGTCTTGGACGGTGTTTCCAGCAACTGAATCTGCCGCCAAGTCTTGACCAGAAACGGCATTATTTACGGCGTCCGCAACAATCGCGGTCACAATGTCGTTGACAGTATTTCCAGTAACAGAGTCAGCAGCCAAATCTTGACCAGTAACCGCATTGTTTATCGCATCAGTCACCAGTGAAGTTATCACATTGGTTGCTGTGTTTCCGGTGATGTTGTCAGCGGCTAAGTCTTGACCAGATATTGGAGTTTCTTGTGTTGCTGGTAAATCGAGCACCTGATTAACTTCAGCCTCAAACTCATTTGCTGGTCTAACGCTTTTTAACCCAGAGGTTAAAGCATCTTCTAAGTTCTGACCAGACAACAATCCCTGCACAGTTCCCGCAGCCACTTGTCCAGCCGCTTGCGATCCTGTTGCTTGAGAAACATCGCTAGAGACACCAAGCTGATTCACGCCCTCTGCGATTGCAATCGTTTTAGCAATGTCAGCAGGGTTTGCGCCTTCGTCAATCGCAGTTGCTACGCTCAAAACAGTCCCAAGACCTGGGGCGATTGCGTTACCAACAACCGTTGCGATTGGTCCTAACTCTTTGATAATGTCACCCAAAGAGCCAATCATTGAACCCAAGAATCCACCACCTTGTCCAGGCGTATAAACAACCTGTTTTGTGTAGTCTTGAATCGGTGTGTATGTGCCTTTTGCTGGATCGGCTTGGATAACACCTTGGATCGTTCCACCAGCCACTTGGTTAGGCGTTCCAAACTGATAAACACCAGGCTGGGAGGTGGGTCTTAGTTCAATCGTGTCGTAACCAGGATTTTCTTTAGTCGTTAGTACAAGTCTGGTCATCTCATTGCCAAACTCATCTGTCCCCAAAGACTGCGTTTCTAGCTTGGTTTTTCCGTTTTCCATTCCCGCCATTACGCGAGAAAAAGCCTCTGATTCGTTTGACCAGTAGTTCTTCGTGGCAAGGCTGGCTAACTGTTGCGGAGTCAGATTAGGATTATTTGCCACCAACTCAGGAGTGACGTTCCCATAAATCTTCTGTGCGTCAGCCAACAAAGTCTGTCGGCGTTCAGTTTCTTTTTGCTCTGCTGCAATACGCTCTTGATTGGCTTGATTCTCAGCGGCGTAATCTGCGGCAGTCTTAGTAGACGGAGAGAGAAATCCATCTCCAGCAAAGGCAAAACCAGGGTCTTTGCCCAAATACGCCTTCTGAAGACCCATCACATCTGCTGTGTTTACACTGCCATCACCATTGACGTCATACTTGGCATCAAATGGTTGTTTCCCTGTCGTAATCTTCAGGGCATACAGAACATCAGAAAGTGTTGGAGTATTAGCCATGATTAGCCTGGAATTTCAATGTTTGAGGTAATGCCTGCACCAACTTTCATTGCTTTGAGTTGCGCTTCAGCCTCGAATTCCTGACGTTTCATCTCCATCTCAGCCATGAATTTCTGTTGTTGGAGTTGTAGGTCAGCCGCAGCCTTCTCCCTTGCCAACTGAATGTCTGCCTGTGCTTTGGCTTGCTGGACTTGAATATCAGCTTGAGCCTTTGCCATCGCAGCCTGTGCCACCGGATCAACTTGAGGTTGTTGCGGTTGGGCAATCTGTTGCTCAACTTCAGGCGTGATCGGTTTATAGAACTCAGCAGAATCCTTAAACCCTGCGGCTTCCACCATCCGACCCAGAGTGTTTCGGTACTGACCCAAACTCACCAGAGGATTGTTCAGACCGTATTGCGCCAGCATCTGCTCTTGTTTCTGGAGAACCATCGAGAGCATTGCCATCTGTTCTTGACGATTTCCGGCTCCGAGCCCCACGTTAATGTCTACATCGTACTGATTCGACCATTCCCGAGGGTCAAACGCCACATAATTGCCCCGTAAACGGATCACACGGGGTTTATCTTGGTACTTGCATAGTAGATGCAGGATTCCCTTGAAAAGCGATTTAACGCCCGTTTCTGCGAAGATTCGAGCGATCATCTCAATCTTACCTGCGGCACTTTGTTGCATTGAGGCAACCGCAGCGGCAGTCACGTTCTGAAGGATAGAAGGATCAAGACCTTGAGAGGCGTCCGTCACTCCGGTGCGTTTCTGTTGAACTTGATCCAGATATTGAAGCATCGGAAACGAGCCAGCAGCCATGTTCTGAATTGCCAACTGTTGGACAGCACCAGGAGACTTGACTCGAATCACGCCACCTGCGGTAGACGTCAAGAGATCATCCAGATTGACCTGACCATCCACTGCTACAACTCGGTTGTTGTTGGTCAGATACATATTGTCCAGCATCTGACGGGTGATCGTTGTCTTGATGAGCTGAAGATCAACAGTCCTATCCGCGAGAGAGTTACCAAAGAACTTGTGCGGAATCGGAATCGGGCACAAAGAATGGAACGGGATATAGTCGCTGTCTTCTTCGCTCAGAATCTCGTTTCCGGCGTAGAAAACCTGTTTGAGTTGGGCAATGCCGCGCTTCGTACCCTTGCGGATATAGCACTCAAAAACCTCAACAGTCTGCATCCAAGTATCCAAGGATGCCATGTCATCAGGAATCTCACCGTTGTCAAATCGAGCCAGACGCTCAGGTGTGTAGGTCAGAGAATCAGACGCAGGCAGACCCTCTACGATCTTCTTAGAGAACCCCATCGC